ATAACTACCCTACGAGGAACGCTGGCGAGTGCGCTCACCAGCGCATCGGTGTGGTCTGTGTTCTCCTTTCCACCGGCCACACCGATTGCCAACAGTTGTGTGATAAGCCCGGATGATCCTTACATCACGCCAAGCAACGACCACTACACCACAGTTGCACCTATGGCGCATTTTAAGATTACCCTCATCAAGCCGCTGTTCGATAACCAAGGCAACTTGAACGGCATGGAAGATTACATTCTGGAGCTTTACACAAAGCTCGCCGCATCTTCGGTAAAATACACCATTGGCGAAGTTTCATCACCGGCAGTTATGAACGCCTCATCCGGCGACTTTCTGGCGTGTGATGTGCGAGTCTCGATCCTATCGAGTTGGAGTTAATGATGGATAAGCGAACTAGATTTCTGGTCAAGATTGGCCAGATCGAAAAACCACAACCCGTAAGCAAGCCTAAGAAGAAAGAAGAATCAAATGGCGATCACGCTGAATAATAAAGTCGGGGTGAAGATCGATACTGTGGATTTCAGCGATCTCGTCACCGCCGCAACCCTCAACATGGCATTTGAGGAGCTAGAAGTAACCGCGATGGGCGATACCGCAAGGGCTTATGTTAAGGGCCTTGAGACTGCAACCCTTACCCTTTCATTCCTCAATGACCAAGCAACTGACGAAATCCTTGATGAGTTGCTCTCCAACTACGGCGCGACTGTTGGCGTGAAATTGATTCAGGATTCCACGGCTGCTGTTGCCGATGGCAACAAGCTCTACACCTTCGACATCTTGGTGAACAACCTCACCCCAATCAACGGCGCAACCGGCGACATCAGCACACAGGATGTAACATTCACTGTGAACAGTGCTGTAACAGTTGCAGACACAGGTACTTGGTAGGAGATTCACATGGCGAGCCTCAAGATTACACAGACAGACGGCACTACAACTGAATGCAAGATCACCCCGGCCATAGAGTTCGCTTTCGAGCAACACCACAAGATCGGCTTCCACAAAGCCTTTCGTGAGCGTGAGCAACAGAGCGACCTCTACTGGCTGGCTTGGGAAGGCCTACGGCGCAATGGAGTCACAGTCAAGCCCTTTGGTGTGGACTTCGTAGCCACACTTGAGAGCGTGGAAGTAGTCGAGGACAGCGACCCAAAATAGATAAGGATTCCGTAACCTATCTGATAGCCCAACTACAGATAGAGACAGGAATCCCGGCAAGCGAGTGGCTGGCCATGGATGAGCGCATCTTCCGGGCGACTCTCGCGTACTTGAAAGAGAAGGCGAGGTCAGCGCAAAATGCCAGTCGCGGTAAAAGGCGTCGTTGAACTTCGCAAAGCTCTAAGAAAGTTTGACCCGGATTTGTATAAGTCTCTGAACAGAGAAGTTACGCCAGTCATGAAGGATTTGACTAACAAATCCAAATCTCGGGTTCCCAATACTTTCTTGTCCGGTGCTATGGATGATGGCCGCGAGCGCGTAAGCCGCACCAGTCGAGCAAGAGCATTTCCCACCTACAATGCCACAGTCATTCGCAAAGGATTGACTTACTCTATCGGAAAGCAAAAGCGAAATAAAAGTGGCTGGTCAAGCCTGTTCACCTTGTTGAATAAATCTGCCATTGGATCGATTGTAGAAACAGCCGGAAGAAAACACCCATACGGCGATCCTCAAAGTCAATCCAATAACCCCGATGCTGGCCGTCAATTTATCCAAGAATTACAGCAAAGTTATGGCAGCCTCAAGCAAGTGGGCAAAGGTGCAAAACAAAGGGGGCGTTTGATCTTTGCAACTGTAGAAGAAAATCAAGGCAAAGCCGTAGATGCAATCATGATTGCTTTAGACAAGGCAAAGAAACAATTTGAAAAGAGCACCCTATGAGTAACATCTTTGTAAATCTGATTTCTGAGTTCAATGCAAAAGGTTTCAAGGATGCTCAAAAGCAGACCAGCGCACTGGATAAAAGCCTCAAACGCCTTGCAGTCACTTTGGGTACTGCCCTTAGCGCACGCAGAATTGCTCAATTCGGTAAAGCATCAGTTTTAGCAGCTTCCAACCTTGAAGAAGCCATGTCCAAGGTTAATGTGGTATTTGCAAGAGGCGCGGCCGAAGTTGAAGCGTTCGGGCGATCTTCAGCAGCCAGCCTTGGCATTTCATCTTCAGCAGCCCTTGAAGCAGCCGGAACATACGGCAACCTTCTCCAAGCCTTTGGTATCGGACAACGCCAAGCACAAGGCATGTCCATGGCTTTGGTCAAGCTCGCAGCAGATATGGCTTCTTTCAATAACACTTCCATTGACCAAGCCATTACAGCCCTTCGATCAGGTTTATCCGGCGAAACTGAGCCTCTCAAGCGATATGGCGTGGCTCTCCAAGATGTACGACTTCGCACCGAAGCATTACGCATGGGGCTTATTCGTAACACCCGAGAAGCCCTTACTCCGGCAGTAAAGGCGCAAGCCGCTTATGCCCTGATTATGAAGGACACCGCACTTGCCCAAGGAGACTTTGAGCGTACTGCTGGTGGGGTGGCTAATAGCCTTAAAATTATTGCTGCATCAGCAGATAACGCTCAAGCCATTATTGGTGAAAAGTTAATCCGCTCCATGGATTTGTTGGTTGATCGTGAAGAAGGAGTTTCTAAAGTAGCGGTTGCGTTTGAGTCGATGGCCACAAATATCGGTAACGCCGCTGTGGGATTGGCTACAATCGGCAGGGTTATTACCACCCTTGGAGGATTACTGCCGGGTAGTGGTGCATCCATTCTTGATTTTAAGGCCAACATTCCGGGCCTTATTGGTTTCCAGCAATTAGTTAAACTGGGTCAGAAAGATACAGCGCAACAAGCGGCAAAGAAGGCGGCCATTGATCGTGCCAATGCCAAGGAACAAGGAATGCTGGCATCTCGAAATCTTGGAACCCAACGCAAAACGACTAAAGAATTAAGCACCCAAGTAAAACTAAAGAAAGAATCTAACAAGCTCGACAAGGCAAGCCAGACTTTTGATGATGAACTGATTAGCCTTGAGGCAGCCCTCAAGAATGCTGAACTGTCTGAAAATGAAGTGCTACGCCTCAAGCTCAAGAAAGCCTTGGTACTTGAAAATGCAGACCAAGCGGAAAAGCTAGCCAAAAAGCTACAAGAATCTCAAGCAGAACTTCTCAAACTGGCAGCCTTCAAGCCAGAGGATCCTTTCGCCGATTGGCTTACTAGCCTTGATGAACTTAACAAGCGCATTGCCGCCTTGAGTGGGGTTACGGCTCCAACCATGGCGCAAGGTGAAGTGGCCCGTCAGGTCATATCCTTGGGCGAATCAACCGGTAATACTGAGATCCTTGATACCGGTGTGAAGTTGCTCAGCCAATGGCTTACCGCTGGTGAAGATGCAGCCCTAAAAGCAGTTTTGGAATCTGAGCGTGCTGGTATCGAGGCAGACATTTCAGGTGCAAAGGCGCAACAAATGGCCACCAATATCAATATCAATGTGACTGGAACCGGTGACCTGTCTGACGAAACCAAGAAGAAGATTGTGGATACCATCATCGACTATTCCAGCATTGGTTACAGCACTAGCGGTTGGTATCGCACCACCGGGAATGTCGCAGTATGACCTACCCCATCAATCTCACAGTTAGCTTTGACTTCTCATCAGGGCCTAACTTCGACCCACCATTCCAGCTTGGCATTAGCCAGTTGGGTATCGGTGTTTTGGGTGCTGGTGGTACTGCATCTCAGGTTGTAGATCTCACGGCAAGCACAACAGCCATCAACATCAGGCGTGGTCGTGACTTAACCCAAGACCGATTCAACCCCGGGCTATGCAGTATCCGTGTGCTAGACCCTAACGGCGACTGGAACCCACAGAACCCTGCAAGCCCCTATTTCGGGCTGCTACAGCCTCTTAGGAAACTCGTAATCGTTGGCGAGTATCTCGGGGTGGACTACCCACTATTCGCCGGTTATACGACCGCCTATAACTACACCTATCCCAAAAACGAGGACATAGGCTTTATCGATATTCAAGCCACCGATGCCTTCACCTTGTTCAACAAGTCAGCCATTGAGTCTGTTACGGGTAGTACCGCCGGTGATACCACAGGGGATCGAATTGATCAGATCCTTGACGAGATTGGATTCCCGGGCAGCCAAAGGCAGATAGACATTGGCGATGTAACTGTCCAAGATGACCCCGGCACGCTTCGCTCAGTCCTTCAGGCCTTGCAAGATGTGGAATTCACAGAGTTTGGGGCTGTGTATATCTCAGCCGATGGCAAGGTAATCTTCCGTGAGCGCACCGATGCTATAGACACCTTAGGCGTGCCGCCTACAGTCTTTGACCAGTCCACCGGCATTTCGTATAAGGATCTCAAGTTTGCCTTTGACGACAAGCTCATCTTCAATGTGGCCAACTTCCAGCGAGTCGGTGGCACGATGCAGACAGTTGCCGACCAAGACAGCATAGACACCTACTTCCCACATGCCATCACCCGGCAAAACCTTCTCCATGAGACGGATGCCGATACTCTGGACTTGGCCAAGGCTTATGTGGCAAGCCGTAAGTCCACAGACATCCGCATTGACTCCATGACCCTAGACCTGACCACGCCTAACTATCAGGCTGGTATCGAGGCTGCCTTGGGGCTGGACTTCTTCGATACTGTGGAAGTCAATAACACGCAACCGGGTGGCTCAACCCTCACCAAGACCTTGCAGATATTCGGGGTTAATCACCAGATCACCCCGCGCAACTGGAATACTACTTTTACCACCGGCGACCCACTCATCACCGGGTTCATTCTGGGGAATGCCCAGTTTGGTATACTAGGCGTAAGCACACTATAGGAGATCGAAATGCCCACAGGTTACCCATTCAGCACCGGCGATGTGCTTCCAGCAGCCACAGTCAATGAGCTGGTTCAGTTCTCCGTCACCACACAGTCCGGCACGACCTACACAGTAGATGCTGACGACCAATATCAGGTACTCATCCTGACCAGCAACGCTGCCGCTAAGACTGTTTCCATCCCTACGGATGCAACCCTTGATTACCCAATCGGAACCACCATCACCTTTATC